GCCTGAAGCGAGCGCTGCAGGATCTGGCGGAGCAGGACGAGCGCAAGACCAGCGATTACGTCTGCGCGGTGCTGATGGATCACGTCTTCGGGCATCAGCGTAGGTTGTGCGAGCCGCCGAGTGAAGGCGCGGCGCGGACCGGAGCGGTACGGCGGTGAGCTATCACGGCATACCGGTGCCGGATGCCGTTTTCACCGATGAGGTGAAGCGGTTCCAGCGGCTGTACCCGCAAAAGCCGACCATCGAGATTGCCGAGCATTTCCGCATGGACACGCCAACGGGGATCAAGGTGATTCAGGGGATTCTGGCCGAGCCGGATATGCGGCGCTATCGGCGCGGGGTGGAGTCGGTGGGGCCGCTGAAGGGCCGGGGTTATGCCCGGCGCGCGGTGGGCTGATGCGCCATGCCTCGGGATGAGGAGCAGGGGCGGTGCCACGATTTTGCGGCGCTGGTGGCGCTGGGGGAGCGGCGCGGTTACGCGGATGCGGAATTGTGGGCGCGGAAGGTGATGGAGGGCCGCGAGCGGCGGCTGGCGCGGCGGACATCGCTACGCAGTCGGCGCGGGCGCTGGTGGCTGGATCAGCCACGAAACGAGTCGTGAATCAGACAGGAAAGAGACATGAGTGAGACGCAGAAGAAACGCGGACCCCGGTACACCTATGCCCCAGGGCCAAAACTGGCGGGCATACCCGGTATTGAGGTGGCCGTGTCGAACTGGAACAAGAAGGCGATCGTGACGGCGAGTGATGGCTGGAGGATTGGCTTAGTGTGCCGCAGGACGCCGGTCGAGGATCCGCGCGAATACTTTTGGTCGTTCATTCCGGGCTCGGGCGAGCCGACCCGCCACGCGCATTTTCATCTGCGCTATCTGATCAACGAGGCGTTGAATGGCTAGTCCGCGCACGCGGCATGATCCGGCGACGGTGAAGCCGGGGCAGTTGTTTCATTGCCGGGTGTGCCATGAGGATAAGCCGCTGGCGCTGATGGGGCTGGATCATGGCCAGATCGGGACACGCTGCAAGGCGTGCCGGGCGGCGCAGGAGAAGGCGGCCCGGGCGCGAAGGAAGGCGCAGGAGGGGTATCGGGAGCCGGGGGTGTATCCGTGCCCGTCGTGCGAGCTGTATGTGCAGTGTGCGCGTAACCCGGTGCCGTGCGCGCGGTTTCGGGCGTATGTGAGGGGGGAGTTGTGAGCCCCAGGCAACCATCACACAAGCAAAAGCCCCGACAGCGGCCACTGTCAGGGCTTTCTATCAATCACTGATTGCGAGAAATCAACGATGACTGATGACAATTCTAACACAGACAGGCACGACGCCAGGAAGGCGTCATGAGCAGAATCCGCAGTATCAAGCCGGAGTTCTGGCGGGATGAGGCGCTGGCGACCATCAGCGCCGAGGCGGCCTTGTTGGCGATCGGGTTGCTGAATCACGCCGATGACGAAGGCTATTTCAATGCCAATCCGAGACTGATTCAGGCGGATGTTTTCCCACTCCGTGAGTTATCAGTGAGTCCTCAAACACTGCTGAGAGAGCTGGAAAACATCGGTTACGTGCGGCTGTTTTCTGGCCCTGATGGGCGTTCGTATGGGGTCGTTACCAATTTTGCCAAGCATCAGGTCATCAATCGACCAACACCCAGTAATATCAGGAGGTTAGACCCACTCACGGAGGACTCAGTGAGTGATGCGGGAGGACTCCCAGCCGGAAAGGAAATGGAACAGGGAAAGGAACAGGGAAAGGAACAGGGAAAGGAAATGGAACAGGGAAAGGAATCTGGCGCGTCGAAATTCGACGCGGAGGGGATGGTTTTGCCGTCGTGCATTCCGGTCGATGACTGGGTGCGGTGGGTGAGGTATCGACGCAAGCGCAAGCTGACGACGATCGAGGAGACGATGACCGCCCAGGTGCAGTTCCTGTCCGAGCAGCACGCACTGGGGCATAGCCCGCCGGCAATCATCTCGGCGGCAATCACGGCCGGCTGGCAGGGGCTGTTCGCGCCGAAGGCTGGCACGGGGGCGTTCCAGCCGGAGCCGGTGCGGCGGCAGGCGCGGGAGGTGTACCAGTGAGCGCCGACAACGAGTACCAGGTCATCGGCGGTCTGCTGAAACACCCGGAGATGATTGCCCGGGTGCAGGTCGAGGCGGCGGATTTCACGGTGGCGCTGTGCGGCCAGGCGTTTTCCGCCATGCGGGCGATCCTCGCCGAGGGCAAGCAGGTCGACGTGTTCGGCGTGTCGGAGCGGTGCGGCGGGGATGCGGTGCTGGGCGATTTGCTGGTGCTGTGGAAGGACTGCCTGGTGCATCCGCAAAACTTGCAGGACCGGTGCAACACGCTGCGGGCGGCGGCACGGGGCCGGCAGATGGTGGAGCTGCTGAAGCTGGCGACGGCGACGCTGGAGCAGGGCAGGGATCCCGACACGGTGCGGGCGCGGTTGATTTCCAAGCTGGCGAGCCTGGAGTCGAGCGGACAGACTTTCGTGCATACGGCGAAGGAGACCATGGCGGCGGTCGTGGATTACCTGCAGGCGGCGTTCGATGCCCGGCAGGCGGGCGGGCTGGTGGGTGTGCCCTCGGGGCTGACCGGGCTGGATACGCTGCTGGGCGGTTTTCACAAGAGCGATCTGGTTGTGGTCGGGGCGCGGCCGGCCATGGGCAAGACGGCGTGGATGGCGAGCGTGGCGCGACAGGCGGCGATGGCCGGGCGCCGGGTGGGCATTGCCTCGGCGGAGATGCCGCATGTGCAGATCGGGCTGCGGATGGTGTCGATGGTGGGCCAGATCGCGTCAACGAAATTGCGGTCGTGCGACCTGGACGAGCAGGAATTCACGCGGTTGAACGAGGGGGCGACGCGCTACAGCGAGCTGCCGATTCAGATTTTCGACAAGCCGGCCTGTAGCCCGGGGGATATTGCCCTGCAGGCTCGGGCGTGGCAGTTGTCGGGCGGGCTGGACCTGCTGTTCGTGGATTACCTGACCCGGCTGAACCCAGACGATTTGCAGGATTCGCGGGTGCGGGAAGTGGGGCAAATGATCCAGGCGCTGAAGACCCTGGCCAAGAGTCTCGACATTCCGGTGATCTGCCTGGCGCAGTTGTCGCGGCAGTGCGAACAGCGCAATGACAAGCGGCCGCTGATGGCGGACTTGCGAGACTCGGGCGAGATTGAGCAGGAGGCGGATACGGTGATGTTTCTGTACCGGGATAGCGTCTATCACGACTCGGCAGACCCGGAGGCGGCGGAGATTCTGGTGGAGAAAAACCGGCATGGGCCGTGCGGCCGGGTGCTGACTCGTTACGTGGCCGAGCAGATGTTGTGGACGAACTGGAATCGTGAGGAGGATGTGTGATCTGGCGAGAGATGGCGATGGCTTTGGGGCTGGCGGTGGCGTTGATCGCGTTGGTGCGGTGGCTGCTGGCGCTGGCGTTTCGTGACGATGAGTATCCATGACAGAGAGGTGACGATGAATGTGAAGTTTCGACGGACGAGCCCGCATGCCCAGGCGCCGACGCTGGGGACATCGGGGGCGGCGGCGTTTGATCTGGTGACGGTGGAGGATGGCGTGGTGAGCGTAGTGGCCAAGACGTTCGACACGGGTTTGCAAGTGGAGATTCCGCCGGGGTTTGTGCTGTTGGTGTTTTCGCGGTCGGGGCATGGGTTCCGGTTTGGGGTGCGGCTGGCGAATGGGACCGGGGTAATCGATTCGGACTATCGCGGCAACATCATGGTGCGGCTGGTGAGCGATGGCGCGTCGATGCGCGTGAAGCGCGGGGACCGGATCGCGCAGGCGATGATCGTGCCGGTGCCGGTGGTGCGCTGGGTGGAGGATGAGAACCTGAGCGAGACGGCGCGGGGTAAAGGCGGGTTCGGGAGTACCGGGGCATGACCAGGCGCGTTCAAAGATTAAACAGCGTCCAAGGAACAATCAGGACTATCGGCACTGTAGTAAGTGCTGATTGTGACGAAGACGGCAACATGGAAATGGACATCGTGTTGAAGTCTGGAGACATTGCAAAGTGGTCATACGGCGCCGGAGCTAGTGGGCTCGAAGGAGCACGTAGTTTTTTGCAAGCGGTTTCTCAAAAAGTTCTAAGGGGCCAAAAGATTTACCACCCAAGAGAGCTTGTCGGTTACACACTGGATGTCGTGGCAACACATTACCAACCGTATGCGTCCGCAAAAACATTTTGGTTTGCAAGGTTCTGAACATGGATGAAAAAAAAGAGAGTCATTGCATCCGCGTGCTGTACGAGCAAAGTTTTCCGCATGCGACCGGCAAACATACGGCCGAGGTGCTGGCCAGGGGCGACGGGACGCTGAACCATTGGCTGAAGACGTTCCGGGCGGCGCTGATTAGCGCGGGGTTTCAGATGGACGTGGCCAAGCGGCTGAAGTTCGATGACTGACCTGGACGCGAGCCTGGCGCGGCTGAGCAAGACCGTGGCCAAGGGCCAGACGGCGGCGCAGGAAGAGCGGGCAGCGAAGTGGGCGCGGATCCAGGCGGAGGCGCCGGAGCTGGCGAGCTGGATGAAAGCCATCAACGAGGTGTTCGGGCGGCCGAAGTCGGTGAAAGTGACGATCAAGGGGGAACGAATCCTATGAGTCGGGCAATGCTGAAACGGGTGCGGGATGAGCTGGCCGAGCGGGGCGAGTTCGCGGGGCTGGTGGTGGAGATCGATCTGGCGCTGGCGACCGGAGCGAAATACCACGAGGGCAATTACCTGATGATCCAGTTCGACAAGCACGGCGGGAAGCTGGCGACGGATGTGATGGACGGCGGCGGGTTGATCCTGGCCCAGGAGCGGGCAAAGGAATTGATTGCGCGCGGGGTATGCGCAAGCGCGGCGATTCTGCGGGTGTTGTGGAATTCGCAGGATCGGCCGGATAACTGGTTGGTCAGATAACACGGGGGTGCCATGTGTGTTTTCGAGCTTCTGAGCCATAAATTGGCGGTGGGCGCGCAGGCGCTGCAGCGGGGGACCGGGGGGCGGCCGGAGCTGTCGCCGAGTGATCTGGCGGCGATGATGGCGGGTTTGCCCTCGGGGGCGATCGCGCTGGGTTACGCGAAGCTGGCGGGGGATGCGACGGCGGAGAAGGACCTGTACGCGGCGCTGCATGTGCAGGCGGCGTATTTGGCGCGGCGGGGACAGTGGGAAATTCCGCGGGGGTCGCAGTGGTTGTACCTGCTGGCGCTGATGGTGCGGGATGATTTGATTTTGCCGAGGCCGATGTTGGGACGGACAGCGGCGGCGGCGTGGATGAGTGTGTATGTGCCGATGTCGGAACGGCAGTGGCGGGCGGTGTGGAAAGACAGGCATGCGGCCTTGCATGATGTGGGCTTGGGGTGGGAGTGTGCGTTGAGGCATCAGTTGGGCAGGCAGGTGTATGGGGGGGAGGTGTGACGGGCGCTGTTTCGCCCAGGGGGCTGGGCTCCTACGACGACATAGAAATCGAGCTTCCCGTGGGGTGGATGCTGGCCACCTGCAATGACAGGCAAAAATTGGCAGATGATCTGCATTTTCCTGACTGGGTGCTTACATTACCGCCCGACGACGAAGGCACATGGCCATTGACGATGGGCCAAGCCATACGCCATGGGCTGCTGGCAGATTGGCAAGCCGCGCAGCAAGCAGAGCGGGATCAGGCGAAGAAGCTGGTTGAAGCAATGCAAGGATTGCTGGATGCCTTGCCATCAGCAACCACGCATCCAGCCATCAAAGCCGCCCGTGCCGCCATCGCCAGTTACCATGAAGAGAATCCCGGGCCGGGTTAAAGCCCGACAGGTGGCAAAGACCCCCGTTGGCCGGAACGTATCCGGCAACCAATTCGGCCGAAAGTAACGGGACCGTCTGTTATGGGTACCACATCAGCAGGGAAACACAGTGAGCCACTTGCCGTGAGTCGACCATAGGCAAGACCGGACAGTAAGCCAGTCGCCCGCCGGAGCGTTATCCGGCACTAATTTTTGAGGCGGAATGCCAGCAATGGCAAGGGCTGGAGGGCGATTTACCCGCAAAATGTTTGGGGGGGGTGTCTAGCGGGGTGATCCAGGGGGATGCTAGGATTTTTCCAAGCTAGTGCAGGTGCGCGGATAGAGACCTCGACGGGGTGACCCGTTGGGGTTTTTTTGTGCCTGATGATTTTTAACGGCGCGCAGGAGTGCGCTTACCGTGGGTGAGATATGGACATGACAACGAACCCGCTGTGCCCGGCGAGTCAATGACGTGGCGGGGCGGACGCCGAAACCAACGGCGCTGAAACGCGGCAAGCGGGCGATCAATCCGAACGAGCCGAAGCCGAAGATTCTGGAGACGCGCAAGGCGAACGAGCTGGCGCGCGAGTTCCTGATTTCCGATGAGGCGAAACGGCTGTGGCCGTACCTGTATGAGCCGCTGCGGGATAGCCGGCTGGCGACGGAGGCGGATAGCTTTGCCTTGTTGGAACTGGCGGAGAGCATCGCGGAAATGCGCGAGGGCCGGATCCGGGTGCGGGAGCTGGACGAGAGCATCAACGTGCTGCGCCAGGGGGTGAGCCTCGGCGAGGGCGCGGCGCTGCTGGATGAGGATGTCTCGGCGCAACTGGCGTTGCTGGACCGGATGCGGTCCTCGGCGAAGCTGGACATCAAGTGGGCTTACGATCGCGTTAGAGACTTGATGTCGGGCATGGGTTGCACGCCGGCGGCGCGGTCGAAGATCAAGCTGGACGATGCCCAGGGCGATATGTTCGCGGACGCGATGCGGATGATCGACGTTCGGTTTGTGGATGTGGATGAGCCAGGCGCGGTTTCCGAAGAAAGCCCAGGCGCTGTTTGAGCCAAACCGCTATACCGTGCTTCGGGGCGGCCGCGGTTCCGGCAAGAGCCAGAGCACGGCGCGGGCGCTGTTGTTGATGGGCGCCCAGCGAACCTTGCGGGTGTTGTGCTGCCGCGAGATTCAGCGGTCGATCCGGGATTCGGTGCATCGGTTGCTGGAGGATGTGATCGATGAACTGGGGCTGCGGGATTGCTATCGGGTGATGGAAAACCAGATCGTTGGGGCGAATGGCTCGATGTTTCTGTACTCGGGGCTGAGCACGCAAACGATTGATTCGATCAAGTCGCTCGAAGGCGTGGACATCTGCTGGGTCGAGGAAGCGCAGACCATCACCGAGCGGTCGTGGTCGCTGCTGATTCCGACGATCCGGAAGCCGGGTAGCCGGTTCATCCTGACGATGAACCCGCAGTTGGAGTCCGATCCGACCAGCCAGCGGTTCCTGAAAGACCCGCCCCCGAATTGCCGGGTGGTGGAGATGAATTACAGCGATAACCCATGGTTCCCGGCGGAACTGGAGGCGGAACGCTTGCACCATCTGGAGAAGAACCCGGACACCTACGGGCATGTGTGGGAAGGACAGCATCTGCCCGCGGTCGAAGGGGCGATCTGGTTCCAGGAAGTGCAGCAGATGGAGAAGGACGGCCGGATTCGGCCAGTGCCGCATGATCCGCTGTTGCCGGTGCATACCGTGTGGGACTTGGGGCACGCCGATGCGACGGCGATCATTCTGGTGCAGGTGCTGGGCTCGGAAATCCGGGTCATCAACTACATCGAGGACAACAACCGGGCGCTGTCGGATTACGCGCGGGAGCTGGGCGAGTTGCCGTATCGGTGGGGTGATGACTTCATTCCGCACGATGGCTGGCACACGACGATGCAGACCGGCCAGAGCGTGGCGATGATGCTGCAGGACTTGGGGCGCAAACCGAACAAGGTGCCGACGCAGACGGTGGAAGCGGGCATCAAGCTGGCGCGGGAGGTGTTCCCGCGGGCGTATGTGGATGCGGACAAGTGCGACAAGCTGCTGGACGCGCTGAAGCGGTATCGGTGGGCGGTGCCTGCCAATGGGACCGATGCGCGGCGGCCGTTGCATGACGCGGCGAGCCATGGCGGCGATGCCTGGCGCTATCTGGCGCTGTCGGTGCCGCACATGAGCAATGCGAATTATGACGCGGTGCGGCGCAGCCGGCCGCGCAGTTACAAGGTGGCGTGAGCCATCATCCTGGATTGACCCCGCTTCGGCGGGTTTTTTTTGGCCCGGAGTTATGAGTTATTCGCTGAATCTGGAACTGTCGCCGAGACGCTATAGCCAGGGCTCGGTCGAGGTTTGGCTGAATTGGTCGAACCGGGTGGGCGAGTCGGGGACCGAACCGGCCATGATCTTCACGCGCAAGCAGGGCGACCGGCGGCAGTTGGTTGGGCTGAGGCTGAGCGAGATCCACAACTACATGCTGAACTCGGGCTATGGCGCGGCCGGGCTGATCCACATGGGCATGAAGATCGCCGAGGCGATTGGATGCGCGGCGGGCGACAAGTTCGCGGCCCGGGATGTGGCGGATTTGATCGTGGAGTATGCGCCTGACCTTATCAAGATGCCCGGCGAGCCGCCCGCTGACGAAAAATTGGCGGCACCAGGGCCGAAGGCGGAACTGTCGCTGCAGATCGATGGGCAGACGGTGATCGAGACTGAGGTAGCCGTCTGATGGGCTTCGAAAATCCACGCGGCCGGTCGGCGGACCCGTATGGGCTGCCGGAGCCGTTCGGCGATGCGGTGGCGGAGAAACCCCAACATGCGATGGACGGACCGGAGGCGCTGAAGCTGCATCGGGAGCTGATGTCCTGGTACACGGCAGAGCGCACCAAGCAGAGCGTGAACCGCTATCAGATGGCGGTCGATCAGGATTTCTATGACGGGTTGCAGTGGGATCCCGAGGACGTGGAGGCCTTGCGCGAGCGCGGCCAGTGGCCCCTTGTTTACAACCTGGTGGCGCCGACCTGCAACTGGATCATTGGCACGCAGAAGCGGACGCCATTGGACTGGAAGGTGCTGCCGCGGCATGAGGCCAGCGCGCAACTGGCGGACGTGAAGTCCGAGCTGATGAAGTACCTGAGCGATACCAGCAACGAGGCGTGGGCGATCAGCCAGGCGTTCAAGGATGCGGTGATCGTGGGGCTGGGTTGGCTGGAAACCGGGGTGCGGGGCGATCAGGGCGACGAGCCGATCTTCGCGGCTTACGAGTCGTGGCGGAATGTGCTGCACGATTCGAGCGGCAAGGAACGCGACCAGTCGGACTGGCGGTATATGTTCCGCTGGAAATGGGTGGATGAAGACCTGGCGCTGGCGCTGTTCCCGGACCGGAAGGACATCATCGAGCAGGCGGTGCGCCGCAGCATGGACATGGTGACGGGCGGCCTGGACGAGCAGGGCGAGGAATTCTGGTATTTGGGCCAGGTGATAGGCCAGGGTGATCCGTCAAAGGCGCTGACCTTTGACCGGCGATCGTACATTTCTGACACGACCTACCTGAACTATCGGCGCCGGCGGGTGCGGTTGATCGAGGGCTGGTACACGGTGCCGGTGCGCAAACAGGTGATGCGTGGCGGGCAGCCGTTCAATGGCCAGCCGTTTGACCCGAAGAATCCGCAGCATGTGACGGCGGCGGAGTCGGGCATCGTGTCGCTGTATGACAGCATGACCTACGAGATGCGGGCGGCGCTGTTTACCGAGCGGGCCATGTTGTGGATGGGGCCGACGCCCTACGCCCATAACCGGTTCCCGTTCACACCGTTGTGGTGTTTCCGGAGGGGTCGGGATAACGCGCCTTATGGCGTGGTGCGGGGCTTGCGTGATCCCCAGGAGGATTACAACAAGCGGGCTTCAAAGGCGTTGTGGATGTTGTCGACAAACCGCATCGTGATGGAAGACGGCGCGGTGGATGACATCGAGCTATTGCGCGAGGAAGCGGCGCGGCCGGACGCCATCATCGTCAAGCGGCGCGGGTCGGAACTGACCCTGAACAATGACATCCAGTTAGCGGATGCACAACTGGAGCTGATGGACCGCAATCACCGGCATATCCAGACCAGTTCCGGCGTGACCGATGAGCTGATGGGCCGGCAGACCAATGCGGTCAGCGGCAAGGCGATCGAGGCCCGGCAATTGCAGGGCAGCGTGGCGACGGCGGAAATCTTCGACAACCTGCGCTTCGCCAAGCAGTTGCACGGGCAGAAGCTGTTGAGCCTGTGCGAGCAGTACATGACCGAGCCGCGGGTGTTGCGCATCAGCGGCAGCAAGGGCCAGGTGGAGTGGCTGAACCTGAATGAGCCGGTCGAGGGGCCGGACGGGGTGCGGTTCCTGAATGACATCAGCGCCGAGCAGGCCGATTTCGTGGTGTCCGAGCAGGATTATCACGCGACGACCCGGGCGGCGATGTTCGAGCAGTTGATGGACACGCTCAACAAGTTGCCGCCGGAGATCGCGCTGAAGCTGTTGCCGCAGATCCTGGAGTTGAGCGACATCCCGAACAAGGACGAATTCATCACCGAATTGCGGCAGTTGATCGGGGCGCCGAAGCCGAGCGAGAACATGACGCCGGAAGAGGAGGCCGAGTACCAGCAGCAGCAGATGGCGGAACAGCAAGCCATGCAGCAGCAGCAGGCCCTGGCCGAGCAACTGGCGCAGGCGGAACTGGCGGAGAAGATGGCCAGCGCCAAGCTGAAGGAAGCCCAAGCAATGAAGGCGCAAGCCGAGGCGGCCATCGTCGGCGATGACCAGGAACAAAAGGGACTGGAGCTGGCGCGGGCGCAGCAGGATGACTACTACAACCAGCAAGACAAGACGCTGGACCTGAACCACAAGGCGGCGAGTCAGGCCATGGAGCGGCAGGCGCAAGCCCAGGCGGCGCAACTGGAGCGGCAGCGCGGCGAGACCGAACTGAGTTTGACCCAGATGCAGCATGCCCGGGAGCAGCAGCGGCAGGATGACCTGGCCAAGGCCCGCGTCGAGGCGACCAAGGCCCAGGCGAAGGCCAGGACCGAGCAAACCCCTAACAAGAAACCGACAGGCAAGACCCCATGAAAGACGACGATTTAGAAGGATTGACCGACGCGGAACGCGAGGCCCTGGAGGGCGAGGAGCTGGAAAACGAAGCCGGCGCGGATGCGAATGACGCGGACGACGAGGCCGAGACTGATGGCGACGATAGCGCGGACGCGAGCGCGGCGGATGGCGCGGGTGAACCCGCCCCGGCGGAAGCCTCGCCGCAGTCGTTCCAGGTGCCGACGCCGGACCTGGCGCAGATCGATCAGGCACTGGCGGAACTGACGGCGAAGCGCGAGGCGCTGGAGACCGAGTACGAGTCAGGCGACAGCAGCGATACCTATGCCGAGCATCGGGCGAAGTTGCGCGAGCTGGACGAGGCGGTGCGTGACCTGAGCATGGAGAAGGCCGAGGCGCGGGCGGTATTGCGCATGAATCAGGCGTACCAGATGGAATGGTGGACGCGCGAAGTGAACGCCTTCAAGCGCGAGGCGCTGAAGGAGGGCATCGATTACGACAAGGACGACAAGCTGGGGGCGGAGTGGGACAGAGCCGTGCAGTTCCTCGGGCAGGATCCGAACAATGCCCAGCAGGATGCGCGCTGGTTCCTGGCCGAGGCGCATGAAATGGTGAAGGCCCGGTTCCGCGTCGGCGCGAAGGAAGCCCCGGCCCCGCGGTCGCGGGTGGATGAGGCGCTGGCGGCGCGGCGGGCGCAAAAGGGCGAGATGCCGCCGACGCTGGCCAAGTTGCCGGAGGCGGGCAGCCAGGATGAGCGCGAGGGCGAATTCTCGCATCTGGACCGGCTGCAGGGCGCGGCGTTCGAGCGGGCGCTGGCCAAGCTGACCCCGGAACAGCAGGACCGCTACCTGACCAGCTAAATGGCGCTGAAAACCCTGTCGATCACAATCCGGGTGGGCGAGTCGATTACCGTGAGCGGGCCGGCGTCGATGCGGCTGGAAAGCCGGTCAGGCGCCTCGGCGAAGCTGTCGGTGATGGCGGATGAGTCGGTGCGGATCGAGCGGCCGAATGCCCGGGCCGGGTCGGAACTGGCGAAACAGGGCACGCGGCCCCGGAACACGAATTGATTGCCGGCCACGCGCACGAGTGCGGGGCGGGTTTTACCATCATCAGGCGCATGAGTGCCGGAGCATCACAGAGGACCACTCATGGCTAAGACCATTATCGGATTGGGCGACCCGAAGGCCGTCCGCAAGTTCTCGGCATTCCTGGCGGTTGACGTCGGGCGGACGAGTTACTTCAACAAGAAATTCATGGGCGTCGGCGTCGAGGCGCAGACCCCGATTCAGACCCTGCCGCATTTGGAGAATGATGCCGGTGACAGCATCAGTTATGACCTGGTGATGCAGCTCAGGATGCAGCCCGTTGAAGGGGACCGCATCCTGGAGGGCAACGAGGAAGACCTGAAGTTCTACACGGACTCGGTATTCATCGATCAGGCGCGTGGTGGCGTGAACACGGGCGGTCGCATGACCCGCAAACGCACCATCCACGATCTGCGCAAGGTGGCGCGGGCTCGCCAGTCAGAATGGTGGTCTCGCGTGTTCGATGAATTGTTTTTCATGTACCTGTCGGGTGCGCGCGGCGCGAATGCCGATTACACCTATCCGGCCGGGTATGCCGGGTTCGCCAACAATCCGTTGGTGGCGCCGGATACCTATCACCAGATATTCCAGGGCGGGAAAACCAAGTCGACCATCACGGCCACGACCAATGGCAGCGGCGGCGATTCTCTGACGCTGGCGACGATTGACCAGGCGCTGGCGCGGGCGTCGGTGATGGGCGGCGGTTCGTCCGGTATCCCGGCGATCGAGCCGTGCATGATCGAGGGCGAAGAGCACTATGTCTGCGTGATGCACCCATTCCAGGAATACGCCATCCGCACCAATGCGGCGACGGGCCAATGGTTGGACATCCAGAAGGCGGCAGCGGCGGCGGAAGGTCGCAATAACCCGATCTTCAAGGGCAACTTGGGGCTTTATAACAATGTGGTGCTGCACAAGCACAAGGCCGTGGTGCGCTTCACCGATTACGGCGCGGGCACCGTGCCGGCGGCGCGGGCGCTGTTCATGGGCCGTCAGGCTGGCGTGGTGGCGTTCGGTTCGCCGGGCACCGATCTGCGGTTTGACTGGCATGAGGAAGCCAGGGACAACGGCAACCAGGCGGTCATCACCACGTCGAGCATTTTCGGCGTGAAGAAGACCAGCTTCACCACCGACGATTTCGGCAAGCTGGACTTTGGCGTGATTGCCATCGACAGCGCCATCGGCGATCCGTCGAACGCCGGCCTGTAAGCCATTGCCTGCCCCGGTTCGCCGGGGCGTTCACCTTATTAAAGGAGTTTTTTCATGCCTACTTTTTATCAAACTTCCGTAGCAACCCGCCGGACTCCGGCCCGGGTCGACGCGGGGCCGTGCTCGGTATCGATGCGCGCCGTGTTCCCGGTGACGGCGGCCCTGGGTGTTGGCGATGTCATCGAGGCGCTGGTGTTGCCGGCGGATTGCGTGCTCGTCAATGCGGTACTGGACGCCAGTGACCTGGACTCGCACAACACGCCGGCCCTGGCCTATGACGTGGGCTTGATGTCGGGCGCGGTCGGGTTGAAGAGCCTGAACCGGACGGTCGGCGCGGAGCTGTTCAGCGGGGCGACCGTGGGTCAAGCCGCCGGCATCGCAGAAACCTCGCTGCGCACGGCGCTGGCGCAGATGGCGGCCGATCGTAACCGGTCCATCGGGATCAAGATCACCACCGCGGCGGCTACCGCTGTCGTGTCGGGCACCGATGGCACCAATTTCCGGGGCTTCTGGGAGCCGAATACGGCGTATGCGTCGGGCGATTACATCACCCTGCCGAATGGCTTGCGCGTGGCTTGCACCACCGCCGGCACCAGTGGCGCCGTGATGCCGATCGAGTCGTTCTCCTCGGCGGTCAAGGGTGGCACCGTGAGCGATGGCACCGTGACCTGGACCCATCAAGACCCGTATCTGGGGCTGACCGTGACCTACCGTTCGGTGGATAACGGCCTGTAAGGTTCTACCTGGGGCGGTTTAGGGCAGCTTCGGCTGCCCTTTTTTATGGGTGAAGCAATGAAGCTTGAGTATTTGCACAAGTCAGGTGGCACGGCGCTGTCGGCGCCGAGTGGGGCTACCTACGATTTCACAGAGGATGAGGCGGGGCGGCGTGTTGCCGTGGTGGCGGACAGGGGCGATGCGGAATGGTTCTTGAGCCAGCGCAATGGCCTGGGCGAGCTGCTGTTTCAGGCGCTGAATCCGCCCACCAAGCCGGCCAAGCCGGCACCGCGCGCGGTTGATCCCGACGCATGAGCACGCTGGAGGACTTCCTGCCCTATGTGCGGCCGCATGTGTCGGGGCTGACGGCGCCGATGCTGACGCATGAGATCCGCGCGGCGGCGATTCGCTTTTGCGAGCGGTCGCGGGCGTGGAAAGGTGTGGAGACCATGGACGTGGTGGCCGATCAGGCGCGCTATGTGGCACCCGTGCCCGAGGATGCGCGGCTGGCGGTATTGGAGGAAGTCTATTTCAACGGGCAGTTGCTGCAGCCGCGGGCGCTGGACGAAATGAAGGTTCGCTATAGCAACTGGATGGCGGCCAGCGGGACGCCGCTGTTTTACACGCAGTACGAGCCGGAAGCCTTGACGCTGGCGCCAATACCGAACCTGGCCATCGAGGACGGGCTGGTGATGCGGGCGCATTACAAGCCGACGCGGGAGGCGAAGACACTGCCGGATTTCCTGTTCGACCATTACGCGCCGGTGATTGCCGCCGGGGCGCTGGCGGAGTTGATGATGATGCCGGACTTGCCTTGCTACAACCCGCAGCAAGCGATGGCGCATCAGGCACGGTTTGACCTGGGCGCCGACAAGGCCAATACCCAGGCGGATAGAAGTTTCACGCGGACGGCCCGGCGGGTCGTGGCGAGGTTCATGTGACGGCAGACGAGATTCTGACCGATGTGGCGCGGGTGTACCTGAATGATCTGGTGCAGCCGACTTTGTGGAGTGACGATTTCCTGCTGGCGGCGCTGAACCGGGCCGAGCAGGAAGCGGCGACGCGGACCCTGTGCCTGTATGACGACGAGACGGCGGACGTGTGCCAGATCACCCTGGCGACGGGCACCACGCGCTATGCGCTGGATCCGCTGATCTTGCGGGTAGATTCGGTGTATCACGCCGGGGCGCTGCTGGAGCAGGTCGATCCGGTGGACATGGACCGCCTGTATGGCCCGGGCTGGCGTCCGGCCGCTGGCGCCCCGCAGTCATGGTTTGCGAAGGATACGCGCCATCTGCAGTTGACGGCGCCGCCGACCGTGGCGGTCAACGGCACCAAGCTCAATCTGGGTGTGTACCGGCTGCCGCTGGTTGATATGGCCGATACGACCGATGAGCCGGAAGTACCGGCCTGGATGCACCGGGCCCTGGCGCATTGGGTTTGCGCCGAGGCGTATCTGGTCGTGGACGCGGACAGCGCCCGGCCCGATCTGGTGGCGGAACACATGACCCTGTTCGACAACTATTTTGGCCCGCCGGTGGGCGCCCAGGTGAACCTGGCCCAGCGCCGGACCCCGAGGCCCGTGAAGACGACGACCGCGCCATACAGTTCGATGCTGGCCGATGTGCAGCAGGCAGACTGGAATGGACGCGCCCAGCCGCCGGCCAAGGCCAAGCGGGCTAAACCCTGATTTGAACCACGCAGAGCGAGATCACCATGGCACATTCCGTATTGTTTGACCTGGCCAAGTTGCCACCGGGCGCCCTGGTGGGCGTCGACGCCGATGGGAATTATCGGGTGGTGAAGGTTAATAACAGTGGCGCTATCGAGACCACGGCCAGCCTTGAGGGTGATTTGACGATTGGGGCCGTCACTGTCGACAACACCGAATCAAACCCGGTCCCCGTATCCGGCCCCCTGACGGATGACGAACTCCGCGCAGCCGATGTCCCGGTTACGCTGGGCGGAGAGGCGGTTGTTTTGGGCGATGGCACGGCAACGATCGGCAAGC